TTAGAAACTCCATCGTGCGCCTATATTCCATTGCCAGTCTTTTGTAAAATCACTTCCTGAGCTGCGTTCTACATCGAAATAAACATGGCTGTTTTTACCAGATGCAAAAGCCGCACCTACGCCATACTCAAACCAGGTATCGTTGAAACTGTCACTCACCTTCACGCGACCAGTACTATCGGTCATCGTAACATTATAGCTACCACCGAATTCATGTAGCAGGTTAGCTTTAGCATAGAAGATACCTTTGCTTCCGATTTCTTTACCAATATTGAAGCCAACACGTCCAACCGTACTTTTAATGCCACTTTGGTTTACTTCAATACCATTGCTGGCTGTGTAGCTGTCACCGCCTAAATAACCCAGTGTGAACTGTGCCTGCGGCTCAATATACCAGCCATTTTTTAAAGCATTTTTCCTTCCATATTCAGCACTCAATGCTACGCCGGTATTGTTAAAATCACCAGTGATCTTGTTACTGTTAGTGTCATACACTGTAAAATCGTTATCCATATTGCTGATTTTTAACACCAAATCCAGATAATGGCCCTTGCTGCCGATCTCGGTATTGTAGAAACTGATCGCCTTACTGCTGTTGTCTCCGCTGCCTCTGCTGTAACTGCTGCTTCCATCAGTATAGCTGATAGCTGCACCTTGATAACGGGTTTTATCTACTGTACGCTTGGCAACTTCGTCATAGCCCAACTCATATGCAGTATATTTATTGTCAAAACCAAACTTGCCGCCACGACCAATCTTACTGCCCTTCACTCTGAACCAAGCACCTTTAGATTCTTCACCATTATGACGCAGTTCACCCATGCGCTGCAACAGCTTGTCATTTTCTGTACGCCAAGTATGGTAATTAAGTCCATTGGAAGCATTTATGATCTCCGTGCTGGTAGTAGGGTTCTCTATATTTGTAATTTTCTTCAGATACCAGTCCGTAGTATAGTTTCCGCTCGTATCAGCAGTTACCTGCTTATCAAGTTCATAACGCTTCCAATAGAGCGTTCCTTCTCCATCTTTCGCCAAGAAGGTACCATTGTTATTGTTTACTGTTGCCAACACAGTTCCCTCTGCACCATCAAGATTCCCATGCCCAACTTCATTTAAATCTAGATACTGGCTGCCAGTAAACATTCCCTTCACATAAATCCTGTCACTGTTATCAACATTTGTGCTGGCATCTATGTCAAGTTTGAACATTCCATCAACACCTTGAAGGTCGTCTGTTTCAATTTTTTGGAACCCGGAAGCATAAGTCATGTCTATTAAAGCACCGTTATTTAAAACCACATTTGTAACAGATGAATCACCTGTCATTTTCCATACAGATCCATTGATTGCGCGAATGTCTATTTTCCCTGATGCATTTCCTTGATTATTTGTTGCCGCGCCGATATAAACAGTTCCTTCCTGTTCCATTTTTAATTCAACAAACCCGTTATTCTGCGCTCCCAAATTACCCTTCAGCACTGATCCGGATTTGTTCAGGTTCCACAATATCCTGCCGCTATTATTAGCAAAACTGATGCCTTCACCCTTAACCAGGCCTCTTCCTGCTTGGTTAAGAGCAATCTCAGAACCATTCCCGTCGCTCCAGGCTGCCCAGCCTTTGATGCCGTCATTAGCATTGATATCTATGTTTCCTTCTGCCGTTACCTTACTCATGCCGCCTTCATAGCCGTCAGTAAACGCACGAATGGCAACCGCACTTTCCTGGATTGAAGAAGCGTTGATAATCAGCCCGTCATTAAAAGCAATATTTCTTATCCCGCCGGTCTTCGCAAAATTGTATATGCCATAAGCCCATGAGCTTTCACTTAAGGTTTTGATATCACCTTTACCGTTAACTGCAAGTGAGTTATGCCCTGCAGCTTCAGAGGTTCCATAAATACCGTAAGCATTTGAGCCCGAAGCAGCTTCTATACGAAGATCCTTTGCAACGGTAATGTCAGAAACACCCTCGTTTTTACTGTCCATTCTCAGTCCGTAACAAAACTTTGTTGAAGCAGCGGTAGCCGCAAGCTCATCACCAAAAACTATCTTCTGTCTGCTGTTATCGATGACATTAGTTGCCACGGAGACAGCATAATAATCTCCCGCAGAAGTTATATCAGCAGCGCCCTGTATATTTACATTCTGACTACCGACCCCTTCATTCATCTTGAAAGCGTTAAATTTAAGAGCCTCAGCATAGTTTTGCCCACCTTTTTGTACTGTCCTGATTTTTAAAGCCGTACCCTTTTCCGTTTCGAATGATTGTGTTCCCCCGGCCGCCTGGGAAATAACCCCCCATGCACGCCCACCATGCAGTGATTCAACATTTATCGAAGTATCTCCTTTTAACAGTAACAGGCTACCTTTGCCATTTTCTTCCTGATCCTCATACCTGATACCGTAAATATGTTTATTTTGAGTATCCACGCTACCGGAAATATCAAGTTTTTTATTGAATACGACTTCATTCCTGCCACCGGAAAAACTGCTCATCGAAATTCCTTCCACAGAGGAAGGATTCCAGCCGCTTCCGGTAGTTTCCGTCTTATTCACAACTTTAATATTTACATCATCATTAAAATTAGCTTTAGTAATAGCACCTGCCCCAGGTACAGTACCATCTGTCGCATGAGCCGTAATATCTAGCGCTGCGCCTAGAGATTCTCCACCAGTATTTTGGGAAACAGAAGTTTCCATATCAACATTAAGTTTTGTATCAAAAGTCAACTCTGTCGTCTGGCTGGTCGTAGTTCCGCCCGTGGAAGAATAGGCATATACCCCATATAACCAGCTGTGTGTCATGCCAGGTTTTGGACGAACTATTAAATTAAGAGTCCCTGGGGAAATAATTTTTGCAACGCCACCCTTATCCGCAGAGATAACGGACGGTTCTGGAGCTGCAGCTGTACCATTACCACCAAGGATCGTTCCATCTGCGTAATTCATCTCCCCATTGGCAATAACAACATGCCAGTTGTTTTCAGTTGGTGTCTGCCAGTCATAGCCAGACGCATAACTCAAACTATTAACAGCAATCAGACCAGATAAAATAACAAGTTTCTTTCTCAAAGTGACCCCTCCTTCAAATTTTTTTACTCAATGTTTAATTTATTACTTACAAGTTATTAGAATAAAATAAACCCGAACTACTTCTTGACCTTTATGCCTTAACCAACATATTTCATCTACCTCCATCACCTTTTTTCTTTTGGATTGGGCCGCTGTTTATAACAGCTGTAGCTACAATAATACTGCCGTCTGCGTTTAACTAAAGCTGTATATACATGGTAAGCTTTATTACAACCAAACTCCTTACCACAAATCGGGCACGTCATTACCAATCCGCCTAAATGCCCACATTTATCCCTTTCACTTGATTCTTCAAATGCTTCTAACTTCATTATTTTCATTCCTTACTTCGTCATAATGCCTGAACCAAGAACATTTTTAGAGCTTTATTTTGATGCTCATGCCATCTTTTACTCGTATTTTCTAAAAATAAATATGTTTCTTTTCCCAGCATATCTCACCTCTTACTTGTTTATGTCCAATACATCTTTAATCATTGTTGCTTTCAACATGTTTTCCAAACTACTTTGCATCATGGAATAAAATTTTCTTAACGAGCAGTTTTGTGTTTCAAAGCATTTACAGTAATCATCTCCTTCCCAATAACGGTTTATCTTCACCGTCGCTTCCATAACTTTGAAAATTTCATACATGGATATCTCTTCAACCCTCTTGTCCAATATAAAACCGCCTTTAGCACCCACGATTCTTTGGATAATCCCTGCTGCAATTAGTTTATTAGTAATTTTAAAAATATAGCTCTTAGGAATCCCCATTGCCATAGCGATATCTTTGGAGGTAGTGACTTTGTTTTGTATAGCCAGATACAAAACTATTCTTATCGCATAATCGGTAGTAACATTTATTTGCATATTCACCCCCATTAAACCAGACCAGTAAAGTCCGCTTTCTTTTTGTAAAAATAAAAGCCTACCTCCCTCAGAATTATTATCTGAGAGAGGTAGGCTATGAAAGTTCCATGCAAACGCATGTCCCCCCCACATATACTTTCACTCTATATAGCTTTCAATAATACAATATATTGCTCTCTTACTTTTCTATATTATATATTTTTAACTTTTTCTGTTCAATAAACAAATAGTTAGTATACTTTTATATTTATTAATATTTACTTCAAATCCGTATTATACATTCTTATTTAATTCGTGCATTTTTTATCATCAGCATTCAAACATATATACTTTTTGTTCTTCGCATTATCTATTTTCTTAATATAGTAACACTTATGTATTTCAGTTTAGTTTTACATTTACATAAAATAAGCCTATATGTTATATACAGGCTTATTTTATAGAAATTCAAGTTTCACTTATCTTAAGTTTGATTTTTCAATAATGATTCCCTTTTTCGCTAAATTTTCCAAACATTCGTGCATATATACTTCATCATGTTCTAAATATACTTTTTCTTTTATTAAAGGTATTAAGTCATTTGGAACAGTGTTAATATGCTTTCCCCTATAATTCCTATAAAACCACTCACTACTTACTTTATAACCCCTATTAAACATCTCCTGCATAACCTTTGCATGATACAACTCAAGATCATGCAAACTATGCTTAAACACATAATCTACCACTCTATGCTTTTTACCCCAACCGTTACCTCGCATAGCACAACATTCACGATGCTGCCCAAGTAGCTGTTGCCTTGGTAATAATGGTATTAATTCTTCATGCCACAATCTCATTTTATACCTCTACATAAGACGACATTTTTTCTACTTCTTAATTTTATAATAAAAAAGAAAGCCTGACTACTACATTAAGTAATAGTCAGGCTTTCTTTAGTACGCATATGTTACCCACACACCAGTTTTTTTATCTTGCCAATCATACTCGCCTCGAAATCCTATATATTTGCTACCTATCCGGCGGCTCACTCCGTAGCTGATACCTGTAACATAGTGATCAATATCAATCTTGGCTCCGATCTCCCGCAGAACCCCTGGCGCGGACGGTGGCAAGGATTTCAAGATTTTCTGCTGTAATTCTTCCTGCTTCTTCGACCAGGCTTCCAGCTCTGTCAACTGCTTCTGCAGCTGATTTATTTGCAGTTTGGCTTCGCTCGATGCTTGATCCGATAGCGTCTGCTGTTCCCTTGCTATCTGTAATTCCAGCGCTAATTTCCTGCTGATTTCCAATTGCCTGGTTGAGTTTTGTTCCAGTGTCACCAACTCGCTTTCCGTTATCATGTATGCCGGCTCGGCTGAACAGGTAGGCAAGAAAAAGAACTGCGCCAACGCCCATACCAACAAGAAAGCGATTATTAGATATCCAACATTTGATTTTTTCATACATGTTATCCCTCCATAGAAAAAAGCACTCTGCTTTCGCAAAGTGCTTTAAGGTTTTAAATTATTTTGCCGAACATATATATGACATTATTTTTATTAAATTCACATACTTATTAACAAACTAATTATTACAATAGCTATCAATACAATATTTGCCCAAAAAATATATGGCAGCCTTTTTCTTACACGATTTATCCCCCAGCAATTTTTATCACAATTGCTATAAACACAATCTGAATTTATATCCTTGTGGCTATCTGTACATATAGTATATATGTTTTTCCCTGTTAATCTTGCAATCATGTAAATCAACATAAAAACTACATTGAATAAAATAAAGCCTAAAAATGATGTTATTGCAAAAAAGCGATATATCGAAATTTTCTCTGCCATAGCTGCAACATTACCCAGTATAGTAAATCCACCCACTCCTGCAGCCATTATTGCCGCAAATATGCCAAGAATAGTTATATGCTCTGATTTAACATTTGAAATATCTTTTTCGTGTTTAGAAATTTGTTGGGATAGTGTAGTAAACTTTAAAATAGCATTGGTTTGCTCAGATTGTGCTTTGTCTATTCTATCTTTTAACTTTGATGCATCCTTGCTAAACTCTTTTTTAAAATAATTTAATCTTGAAATGTCTAACTGTATGTGATCGCTTAATTTCTTTAAACCTTCTTGAGCTTCTGATGTTAATTGGCCATTAATTGAATTCAATACCTGTTCGATATTAGTCATTAACAAATCTCTTTCGCTATCGCCAAGGTTTTGAATAGTAATAAGTATTTGAGTATAACTATGCCTAAATTCGTCTACATATATTTCATTGAAAGCTGCAATTTGTTCTTTTAAAACGCTGTCATCTAATTGCGGCACTGCTATAGATTTTATTATTTTTTGAATCTGTCCATTTTTAAATTGGCCATCAGTTGACGTCATTAGCAAAAGCTTCCCTTATCAATTGTTTGTCGATTACTCTCTTTTCGTAATCAACATACGTTTTTTCCCAAGGTGATCCATTCTCATGCGTCATTCTTACTAACGACCAAACAGAATTATTTTCATGTCGTTTTATTACAGTTTCAATAATAACTCTTGTTTCTTCTTCAATGTTTATGTCATAATTTTCTAATATTGGCATTGCGGCATAATTTGAATACTCATAATAAACCCAAGGAACTACTGGTCCAAATTGCCAAGCTTCCATATCAGCTTCAAACATTGGCTCACCTGTCATTTTATAACTTTCGCCCTGCACAAAATACAACAGTTTTTGCAATTTTAAATTGCTGACAGGCTTATTTTGCTCATATGAATATGAAATAATGTATTTCGCAATATCTTTTACATTATACATATTATCATCTCCCCCTATCTTTTTCAAAACGTGCTGTAAATTTAGCAAAAAGCAATAAAGATACAAAAATAAGACCCATGATCACTTTGCCACAAGTCTCTTCTTTCTGTACCCAAAGTATAACACATTATGTACGTTTTATTCAACAAAAACAATTAAAAATCATATATTTTATATTTCATTCCTGATAATTTGGCACGAGAAAAACGAGAAACAGTAAATTGCCAGCATGTTAAAAACGACGTTGCTATGCCGTTTCTCGTTGGTTTTGATTTCAATATACGTTTTTCAGCAACTTAAATCACACGAGAATCGTATGAAAGCTTTACTTGAAACTACTTGCAACTACTCGAAACAGCTTGCAACCTAAATTACAGCCCACATAATATGTTCCCGACATTAATGCCGGGAACATATTTACCGCATAAAGCTATCATCTCAACACCTTTAATTTAACTAAAATTTTAAAGGTGTTTATTACCACCTTGAAGTATACCCCCTGGTATCCACATGAATCCAATCACCATAATAACCAATCCCCAGCTGATCTTCAATGCCCCATGCTTTAGCTGCAGCAACAACGGTATCTGCCAAAGCAGTATCCGTATCGTCCTGCCCGGATATATGGATGTCGGCCGCACAGCCACGGGTGTGATAGCTGTTAGGCTCTCCACCAACAGCTAAGTTCACTTCTATCGTTCTAAAGCCACTTTTATAACCAGCATTAGTAGTATTAATAACCCAATTAGAATTCCAATCCCTCAGCATATCAAGCAACCGAAATAAGTTAGCAGTCTTTTCATCATTTGTACATAGTCGACCATTTTCGTCCCATGCATACTCATTCCTGCTACGTTGCAGACAATCCCACTCCGTTACGCTCCAATGTTTACTTACATACAAAGCCATATTAATCACACTCCATAAAAAAATTAGAAATCATAGTTTCTTTTTAACAAAAACAATCAATCCACTCATAGCTTCCACGCCAGCATCATTTAAGTTTTCAATAATACTAAGCAGCTCAGTTACAACAAGATATCCAATAACCGTCATAACTGCCCAAGTAGGTTTATCTAAAACTCTCATAACTACATCAACGACAGCTGCAGACAACGCACAAATTAAATAAACACCGATTTTCCCAAGGAAACGGTGTTTCATAACTTCACTTTTTATCTTTTTGGCAGCTCTGGCTTTTTTTATTCCTTTAATAGATTCTAGAATAGTCGGATTTTCAATACCACTATCTTTTAGATGCAGATAGGATATCGATACCCATTTTGTAAAACAATCAATAAATACTAAAAAAGCAAAGCTATAAAACAATATAGCGTGCTTATGCAAAATCATAGCCAACATTGCCGCTATTAAGGCTTTATATGACCAACCTTGTGCTAAAGTTTGAGCAGCTCCGATAGCCGCAAATTTAAAAGATTCCCAGTTCATTTTTGCCTCCTGTATAATGCTCCTAAAGGAGCTGATATTTTGAATACTAAAAAAGGAAAACGCATGAAACTACCAAATGGCTTTGGCAGTATTATTTTTTTGCACGGTAGCCGTCGTAGGCCTTGGGCCGTACTTAAAACAATTAACGGTAGATCCAAGTACATCGGTTATTTTCCAACACATGCAGAAGCCTTAATCTTTTTGGCTGATTGCAATAAAGACCCGTCTATTTATCTCCCGTCTTTGATTACTTTCGGTGAAGCCTATCAGCTGGAAATGGCAGAACGTAAAGCTAAGATCGCCAGCGTCACGGTCAAAAATTATGAAGTAATTTTTGGATATTGCAAGCCTCTGCACAATAAGCCTCTTACCAGCCTTAAAGTTGCCGATTTGCAGGCCGTAATAAAAAAACTGTCAGACAAAGGTATTGGCCATGCTACACAGAAAAAAGTACGGCAACTATATCATAATATTTATAACTATGCCGTTAAGTATCAAATCATACCGCCTACTGCAGATATATCACGGTTCGTAGATGTAGATTTGCCGAAAAGAAATAAAATAAAACAGCCATTTAACACGCGCCAGCTCAATCGGGTAAAAGCTCTTGCTGACAGTAATGATCCTCTAGCGCCTTATGCAATGATCGTAATAATGATGTGTTATAGCGGACCAAGGCCAAGCGAATTTTTAGCAGTTGAAAAAAACGATGTCAAATTGCATTCCCGATTTTACCGGATACGAGAAAGTAAAACCGAGGCTGGTAGAAACAGGCTAGTACCTATAAGCAAAAAGATCGTGCAATATTATGACTATTGGCTGCAGCGTCCAGGGAAAACTCTTATTACAGACCCAGACGGAAAGCAACTGACATACCACCGCTTTCTACGCATCTTTGACAAGGTTATGAAAGTTACTCGCTGCAAACATAAACCACATGAGTGCCGCCATACTTGCGCTACATGGTTAGATGATAAAGGAGCTAATAAGTTATCTATCAAAAAAATATTAGGCCATGCTACACAGGATATTACTGACGGCACATATACCCATAAAAATCTACGCCAGCTAAAAAAGGCTATTGACCTTTTGTAAGTAATTTGCAAGGATTTTTTACAGCAATACCTTGAAAATCCATTAATAAAGCCGTTAAAACGTAAGTAATTTGTGTGTGATGATTTTCATCACACACAATCTTTATAAAAGCAGTATTTATGCGCTTTCTGTTGGCAAATATGGTTTTAACTGTTCTGCTGTTGTGCAATTAGCAATTTCGGCACTCACTTTTTCAAATCCGCTGTAAGCCGCATATTGCTGCGCTTTTACAAGATTTCCTGCTTCCATCATCTGATCACGCGTTACCTCTAAAAATGACTTTTTAGACAGATTATTTTTATCTGGATAAACCCTGTACATCGTGATATCGTTTTCCATAAGTGTCAAAGCAACCTGCCAGTTGTTCTGATCATCGTCATTACAATCGAAGCCGTAGCCGCTGCCGTCTTGTAGCCATACGATAGCATGCTTTTGAGCATCATATTTTTGATATTGGTAGTTTAATGCCTGTTCACGAAGTTCTTCGAGTGTCGGTGGCACATATTCCCTGGCGTCAACAATAAAGTTATCAGGGCTATCCTTATACATCTTTTCCTCGTTAATTATTAAAACCTCACTGTTCAATATTTGAAAACATTTCATAAGTTATCAATCCTTTCTTATTTTTCTGTCGGAGAATTGCCGTCACATGGTCATAGTGCTACTGCAAATTCAACTGGTGATCATACGCATACTGTCGTTGGCAGAGATGGTGGGGCTACCAAATATACAGATAATGCAAGTTATTATAAACGTACAGATACTAGCAGCACATACAATACAGGATCGTCTGGTAGCCATACTCACTCGGTTACCGTTGATAAATCAGGGGAAGGAAAAAGCCATAATACTATGCAGCCTTATTTAA